TGAGCCGCTTGACAACCTTAATGAACCTGCAGTGTTCGTTGACAAGGGCTCAAAATCTAAAGCATTTTCTTGGTCACTAAATGCTATAAGCATTGGATCAACAGTTCCAGTTCTTGTAGAACCAGATATAGGATCTGCACCTAAAACTATTAAATGTCTATCTTTTTCAGAGGTAATTACTTGTAAACCTTTGGTAGGGATTAAATTTGCACCTGATATACTAGATAATTCTACAGCTCTAGTGCTTACGCCGTTATTTTCTGTCCATTTAAAAATACCTGAATTTCTTTGATTTATAATTAAATCTTCACCAAAGTTATCGTGTGTCCATAATCTTAACTGACCAGAAGCAGACAAAGCACTGGTCGAACCAAATGTACTAGCACCCCAAGTGCCAGAACCCCAACCAGCAGATTGCACAAAAACGTCTAATCCTGAGTTAATTTGGTAAACACCATCAACACCAGAACCACCATTACCACTGTCACTGCTATTTGCTGTGACAGTAGTGCCACTTGTATCTACAGCAGTGAAAGTGTAAGTGTTTGCATTAGCAACGCCTGTAATTTTGTATTCTTGGTTGAGAACAGCAGCTGTGATGTTACCACCCAAAGAAACTGCTCCTGATATGGTTACAAAGTCACCTACAACAGCACCATGACTCGAATCAGTAGCTGTGATTGTAGATGAACCATTAGTAGCTGAAAATGTAATACCATTAGTAGTAGTGGCTCGTACAGGTGTGATGTCGTTGTAATTGCCACCATTGTCTATGTAGTATTTAGATGTAGTACCAAAGCCTAAGTAACGCTGACCTCCCAAAGAAATCCAACTGTGAAGGGCTCTAGCTGTATCAAAAAAGGTATTAGAACTTTTCTTTTCCCAACCACCTATTTTTTCAACACCACCTTTTCTAAAACGTACTAAATTGCCATCGACCCAACCATTTTCATTAGAATAGTCAGTTTCTTCTTTGTTGATTCCCGGCTTAAAATTAAATTTTGTGAGTGGCATTTTTTGACTCTACCATTTCAAAAAAAAAATTAAGCTATTCTGATAATGGCAGCAGTCGCACTAGCTGCTGGAAATACGACTGTAAAGTCTCCAGCTGTGCTTGTCTTGTCTCCTCCAAAGTCAATAGTAGCTAAAGCTTTGTTACCATTTGTGCTGTTGTAAATTAAACAACCTCTAGCAGTAACTGTAGCTGTGCCAAATGTTAAGTCTGCAAAATCTACTATAGCTGTAGTGCCTGAAGTTGTTGGTGTCACGTTGGTCAACGCTGCTCCAGCTGCTGTGTAATTTGTACCTGTTACCTCATTAGTGGTTGCATAGGCTGTTGTGCCAGCACCCATAGTTGCTGATGAAGTATATAAAGCCAACTTTATTGAGTCAGCTCCATTGGTTAAATTGTGTCCTTCTACAAGGATTTCTTGTTTAAAACTTGTGCATATTGCTGATGTTATTGCCATTTCTTAAAGCTCCTTAATTATATTAGCCATGTCTTCATGACCTTGTTGCCTTAATAAATTCACATATGTCACGTTTTTAGAATTTATTGCGTTCTTAATAGTATATAAGATTACAGTATAAACTTGATTTTGGAAAGCCATAGCCTGTTGTTTTACATGCTCTGGTGCATCCATAGATATTTCGCATATTTTCTTAGTTGCTTGCTCTGCCCAAAACTCAGGGTCATGTCCTTTGTTTTGTGTGGTATGAACACCAACTTTTCCTAATTTTATAAAACTATCTGTCATCCTTTGTATGGTTCTGGTGGCTCTTCATCTTTGTGTAAAACCAAACCATGCTCTGCTAATTTTTTATCAATATCTTCAAATGGTTCTATTATCCATCTGCCCTCATGTGGTATTGCTACTAAAGGCTTTTCTAGTCTATGAAAACCATACAGTCTATCAGTAGCTACTACATTAGAATCTAAGACAGTAGATCGTGAACTAATACCTACTATTATATCTGCTTCCATGCACTTGCATATCCAAAACTCAACACAAGCTCTTCCAGCTTCTGCAAAGTGCATATTTTCTTTATATGAAAAATCTATGCCATACAGGTCAATAGCACCTACTTTATTGAACAAAGCAAAAGCAATAGCGTAGGCTACTGTGTTGTTTAAGTAAGCACAACGAGTAGCGTTACAAACAGCTTCTATAGGATAAACCACAGCACTAGGCACTCTTTCATCTAATTCACAGGTATAAATAGGATAGTCAGCGGTTGGCAGTATTCTAGTCAACGCACCAGTCTGTTTGCCAGCATCATCGCTGTCAAAAAATCGACTGGCTGGGTCTAACATAAACATTCTGTCTGTTTTATAAACAGCAGCTGCTGAATTGATAGTCCAGACTTCATCCCAAGTTTTGCCATTTTCTATGCCTACAGCAAAATCTACTTGCGATATACCAAGTCCTACTATGGCAATGCGTTTGCCTTCTAACGATTCAATGGGTTGCATTAAGATACGCCAGTGCGTAACTGATCATATCTATATTCATCTCGTGTGCCACGACCTTCTGATAGAGTTTTCATTCTGCCAACTGCCTCCTTAAATCTAGCCTCAAACAGACCAATGACATCAGGGGGTTCTTTCAGAAAGATAGCTCCTTCTACTAAACTTCCATACAACAGAGCATCTGGATAATCAGAACTTAACACTGTTGTACCGCTGTCACTACCACTCGTTAACGAGGCTGGTTTATACAAATAATGTAATTCAATAGTATATGCTGAGTCTGGAACTGGAGCAAGTTCAAAAGAAGTATCATCAAACTGTGAATAATACTTAGGTTGCCCTGTAGCAGATGAAGAAGGTGCATACTCCTTAATAAAAGAAGCATGTTTAAAATCTAAGTAATCGTATGTACTACTGCTAGTAATTGCCAAACTAAAAGGTGCATAAAAATCTGTGGGTGTAGCTAAAAACCTATTACTAACTGTCAAAGTGCCTGTTACATTCTTTCTTTGAAAGGGCAGTTGAACCATATTAAATATACGATCTTCTGCTTCTTGTATAAATCTAGGCAGTTGCGTTGTGAAAGTAGTTTCAGAGACTTGTAAGTAGTCTTGAACTGCTGTTTTAAGTGTAGCTAGTGTAAAACTCATGTGGTTACTGTGACTGTTCCTATGCTTGCTGTCAATTCAAAAGAGGTTAGGCTAGTGCCTAATTTCCCATCTCCAACATTAGTATAAAGTGTAAAAAAATTGTTAGTGTCACTGCTTTCAACTCTTGCATCTCTAATGGCTTCTGGGTCAGTAGGTGAAGGTTTTGGCATGAGTTGTGGGTGTTTTGCATCCCACTGATCTTTACCAACTAGCAAACCATCCCAAGTTTTTCGCAAATCTTTATGCTTGTACCTAAAACCTGTTAAATCACAGATTCCATAGGCGTTTTTGTTTGATGCGAAAGCCATTATGCGTTGTTATAACTTCTTAAATTAGGTGAAATATGAAATGAACTTCTTTCTTCGTCTTGTGACAGTGCCCTGTTAAATTCCTCTTCGTAGATAGCTTTCAACTGACCTGTAAGTTGTGGTGCTCTTTTCATAGACATATAATAAGCCAAACCAGCTGTCAAACATGGGTAAAACCTAAATGGTAAATCCATCGTGTTAGTCGCTGAGTCAGCATCATCCATTCTAGTCAATACATTCATGTGCAAAGTGTAGGTGCTTGATAAGTCAGGTACTGGATATACTGTGACTGTAGGAGACAACTGTTTGTCAACAAAATACTGATTAGGCTTACCAGTGGTTGATTTGTTAGTTACATGTGAATACTCAGCTCTACTTAATCTGCTTAAAGGTATGTCAGTTGTTTCAGAACCAGATGTTTCTCTAATAAATACGTCTAGTACATCTATAGGAGCTGTAGAGTTAGTGCTGTCAATGTTGTAAGTAGATGTTGAAGCCACCATAGCTACTGTCTTTTCTGTTACAGTCCATTGGTTTAAGCCTCTGTTAGCCCACTCAGCCAACATAATATTTAAACTTCTGGTAGCACTTTTTAGGTCATAGCCAGTGCGTAGTTCTATGCCACATCTTTCAAAAGCTTCTTCAATGTATTCAGCTACATCAGGCTCAAAATTCTTACTGCTACTTGTTGCCATTATTTTTTCTTAGATTTTTTTAGTGACTTTTCTATTTGGTCAGCTTGCTTTGCGTGTAACTTTGATGCACCTCGGAGCTCTTTAACCAACTTTCTTTTTTGTGCTACTGTCAAATCAACCATCTTAATCTTCCTCACTATATAAATTATTAAAAGTTATGTTTGGGTCCATGTAACTTTCATGTTGTTCAGCTGAATGTGTCCATTGAGAAGGCATAAAGTCAGGAGCACCTTCACCAACTCGCCACAGGGCTGGGTTTGTTGCTCTTACTCTGTTGTTAGGTAAAGCTACAAAATTACCTGTCCACTCTCCAGCATCTGTTAAATATAACACATGTGACTGTTTATGTTGAGCTGGGTCATCAGCTATAGAATTATCTGTGTAGTCAACTGTAAACATATACTTTCCTGTTACAAACTCTCCTCCTATCTTACATATCCATGGAGATGAGCTTACCCTGTCCATAATAACCACAGAATGGTGATGACTCAAGCAATCCCAAGGTTGTGCTAAGTGATCTTCCATTGGTTCAGGAGGTTCATCTAGTGGTATGTCAGCAACAAGTGCCTGTATGGGCATCCTAGCCCACATAGCACCACCATGCACATTAGGTGCATCTTCCATGTCATCTATCTCGCAACCTGTAAAAACCACCTGAAAAGACAATGATCTGTCTGGTAGTGTATTAACAGCTATAGCCAAAGCGTGTAAATACTCACCATGATAATCACTATGGTTTGCTGTAAATTCCTTTCTTACCCAACATTTAAACTGCGGTATGTTTGATATTAAATACGCCACAATATTTAATCCTTATAATTTAGTTAAATCGTATAGTCGCCACCTCTGATAGCTGCACCCATGCCTCTAGCTACGCCTCTTCTCTTAACAGGTCCACCTTTGGACATATACTTAGTGCCTTTGCCTTTAGCCATACCACCTTTAGCCATGTATTTAGTGCCTTTGCCTTTTCCTTTAGCAGCACCACCTTTAGCCATATACTTAGTGCCTTTACCTTTACCTTTGGTAGAACCACCTTTAGCCATGTATTTAGTGCCTTTGCGTTTAGCCATGCCACCTTTTTTCATACCTTTAGTACCTTTCATAATAACTCCTATCTTCTGCCAAACAATCCCATGTTGCCTGATCTTGATTTTCTTATCTTACCACCTCTAGAGGCGAATGTAGAAACATTAGTTGGCTTACCACCAACACCTTGTTTTTTTGCTCTTTTGCGTCTTACAGCAGAAGAAATTTGTTTTTTGCTCATGCTTGCAGCTTTAGAGGCTGGTACACACTTAGGATAACCACGCTTAGAACCTTTGGTTTTAGACCTACCACATTTTTTGTAGCCACCACCTTTTTTTGGTGAGCCTATATCAACCCAGTCCTCTTTAAACCACTTCGTCAGACTCATACTAACTTCTTGGTATTTTAGTTTTCTTACGTTTGTTGTTCATCATAGCACCACAGCCTCTGCCCTGTACCATAACTGTACCACCTTGGTTTAGCCTTATAGCTCCACCTGTGGCTTTCTTTTTACCTTTGTACTTGCCACCCATTTTTTTATATTCTTTGACCATGTAAGCATTTGCATAGGCTGATGGGTAAACATCAAACTTAGCTTTAGCCTTGCTTTTAGCTTTTCTATATAAGCTTGGGTTTGCTACGCTCTTTGGTATTTGTGATCTTCCTGTTGCCATTAGCACTTCCACCTTCTTCTTGCTTGCCTAATTCTTGAATTAGGATTGTTTCTTGTTTTAGCAGAGCTTCGCTTTAATTGTCCAAGCGATCTTGCACAATAAGACTTACGCCTTTTCGCAGCTTTGCTACCTTTTTTTACTTTGCCTGTTACAGCAGTTTTTAACTTAGAGCCGGGATTAGCTTTACGATAAGCAGCTACGCCCTTTTTTGTCATGCCAGCACCTTTACTGGTAGGGCGGTAATTACCGCCCTTTCCAGTCGTTTTCCTTATAGGTTTAGCCTTTTTTTTTGGTTTTTTTACAGCCATTCATTAATAATTTTTATTCAAAACCAATATGATTGAATAAGTATCACCACTTGAATGTCCTACAGTTGTGAAGTCAATGTCACCTGTTACACCACTACCAGCGTTGTTAGGTATGCCTGTAAACAAGTCATAGTATTCATCTCCTGTACTATCTGCTGGTAAACCAGTCAAAAGAACATTTGTACTAGCATCAAATTCTAGGTTTACACCCATGCCTCTTGTAGCCCAATAAATACGAGCTACAGAGACTGAAGTGCAAGCGTCACCACTATTATTTGCTTGTAAAGCTGATACATCAACCTTTTTGACAGCACTTTCACCTGTGCCATCAGATACATTTGTAAACTTCAGGACAGCAATTTTTTGCCCATCCTGTATAGTTTGTGAGGTTACTGTGTCTGCCATTATTTACTCCTATGCGTCAGAGAAAGCTGGTGCATCAGCACCTTCTTGATTGCCCCATATATACCAATTAGTTGAATCTTTGGCTAGTATGTTAATTTCAAACAAACCAAAATCAGTCAAGGTAAGTATGGAGTTAGAGTTACCATCTGAATATACAGAAACATTATCTGCATTGGAGTCTAAATGGATGATACCACCTATGTAAAAGTTAGTATTAGAACCTGTACTAATCAACAAGTTTTCAGTTTCTTCAGCTGCACCACCATAAATTAGTTTGAAGTAAACTCCAGCAGATGGTGAAGGTAAAGTAAGTGTGCAATTAGCAGTCAATGCTGGCACAACTGAAACTCTGCCACCATGCGTTGCAGCTGTTAA